ATTTGCACTTGGCTATTCTTGCCATACATAGGCATCAACCGTTCAGCCAAACACCATCTAGCTGCCATTGCATAAGCCTGTGGCAAAACAATCGTGTCATTGATTGAGTCGTATCTGCGGAAAATCGTGTCCGCAAACAAGTGCATCTCGCCCTGACTTGGGTTAGGCCAAACAAAAATATTGCCCAATGTCTCAGTTGGTTGGTAATACAAGGCTTTAGGCCAAGGACCAGACAGCGTTTTCAATCCGATCATTTCGTAATCTTCTACCGCCAATATTGCTACAGGGTAATCTAAACCACCATTAACAATAGGAGTACCATTTGAATTAGTATTGATACGAACAAAAGCAGAACTGATAACAAGGGGTCGCTGGTAATAGGCGCTGATTGTTGTTGATGCGGATGTTTGGGAAATGTTGACTGTGTACGTTCCGACTTCATTAACATTACCTCCCGCGCCTGTGGCAAAGCCTGTGATAGTTGTTCCTGATACAACACCAGAACCACTTAGGGTTTGACCCAAAGCAATTGCGCCTGAGTTAATAGAAGTGATAGTCAAAATGTTGCCAGATATACTTCCAACAAAGTTTGCGCCTATTTGCCCGCCTGGTCCAATTGTGTATTGCGTCTGGCCTGGCGTAATTGGAAATACGATTTCGGTCTTATAAAAAACCATCATATCTTCATTTGACCACTGATCAAGCATATCGTTCAGCATATCAAACGCATCTTGTGATGCTTCTGGCGTAGGTGTTTCACCAGCTTCTAACGCGCCAATATCTTTTAGTGCTCTGCTAATAATGTCAATTGGTTGTGCCATTTTTGTTCCTTAAATGTTTGGTGTAAAGACTTTTGGCAACCAAGGTGGATGAGCTGTTACTGGTTTGCTTTGGGTTAATTGTTTTTGTAAGTTTTCTTTAATTAATCCCTTACTAGCAGTATCTATCCATTCAGCAATCATTTCTTCAGTTACTTGGTCAAACTCAACATTCATTTTTGGTTCGTCAAATATCCAAGTACCCTCAGTTTCTACTGATAGGTCATCTTCATAAGCCGTACACAAATATTTAGCTTGCGTAATTAAGCCATCGGCAGCGTAAATATCGGTGATTTTCCAAACGTAATTCATTGTTGTTCTTGCTGTTGTTCTTGCTGTTGCTGTGCCACTGCCGCATCGTAAGCCGCTTGTTCTTCAGCGGTGTACTCAACTTGAGTGACTTCACCTGTTTCTACGTTAACTACGATTCTGTGTGTCATGATGTTTACTCGTAAAAAATATTAACTGTTCCAGCGTCAAAAGTGTCAGTGCCACCTGCTGTGGTAATTCTTACAGCAGTAAGAGCCGCACCAAGAGCAATTGAGCCATTTGTAAATGATGTAAGTGCCGTTCCTGTTGTTTGACCTACGCTACCTGATCCAATCCAAATATTTCCTGTAATGTTTGTAAAAACAACTATTCCACTTAACGTATCTGCCGCAAGTACAAGATTATAAAAATTAAATCCATTTGTATAGGCTAAAGTTCCAACGCTACCAGCTATAAAACTAGAATTTGTAACATAACCAGTAGTCGTAAAAGTTGTTGAACCAGTTCCAAGTTGCAATATTTTTTGACTTGTTCCACTTGTAGATACACCTTGAAACTGTACAGTAATACGCTTCACCCATGATGGGATAGAAGTGAAGTCAATGCTTGTACCACTGGTAGATGCCACAGCAGTACCAGAGGTAATACCCAGTATTGCACCTGAGTTGATTGTTACGCTGTTTGAACCATCAATTACTGTACTCATGCCCATGTCCCCACGTTAGTCGCTGCGCCAGATGCGGAAAGCGGATTGATTCGGATGTAGCTACCAGCAGCTGTTGAATAAGCACCTCCAGGTGCGGCTGACAGCGTGTACTGCGGAATGAATGTACCGCCAGCGTTGATTGACACTGTGCCTTTTGCTATGAAATAGTTTGTGTTGTTGCCAGAAATAGTCGTGGTTATTACTGTTGCAGAAGTGGAGTTTGCAACAAATGACCCAGCATTATTAGACTGGCCTGATGGTGTCGATGATGAAAGCTGGTTGGTGTAGCCTTGGTACAAAATATTATTGACGGTCGCTGTCCCACCAAAACCCAAAGCAATGGTGTGCGATGTTGATCCTGCGCTTCTGCTTAAATCAACAACAATCTCAAACTCATACACAGTGCTTGCTGATAGCGTTACGCCAACATTAAACAAGGTTTGTGCGCCAGTTGCATTTGACCCAACATAGTCAGAATTCAATCTATAATACTGCTGAGTCGGAACAATGCCTCGCTGTGTGCCGATAGGTGTACCCGTAAAGATGGGGCTTGAGTATTCAATGTTGCCAACGGCTGGCGTACCAATCAGCGTGTCAGAAGTTAAAACAAGTATTGACATGATTAAGTTCCTGAAGTTGAAGCCAACAAATAATATGTTGTTCCGCCGATATTAATGGCAATTTTGTTTGTCACAGTACTTAAAACCGAAGCAGAAACAACAGTTGAAGCTAAAATATTTCCAGTTGCCGCTGGTAATGTCAATGTGTTTGACCCCGCAACAGCAGGGGCGGCAAGTGTTACCTGTCCGCTAGTGTCTCCTGATATAACAACTGAACTCATGTGATTCCTCCTAAATCGTATCTAATTTTTATAGTCATAAAACAACCCAACGTGAACCCGTTGGAACAGTGACTGTTTGACCTGATGCAACCGTGATCGGACCTGTGGACATTGCGTTATTACCCGCTGTGATTGTATAACTTGCGGTCACAGTTTTACCATTTTCATAGAACACAGCATCACTTCCCGCGCCTGTTGCACCACCCAAAGAAGTCCAAGAAGCACCGTTATAACCCTCATATTTTGACAAACTGCTGTTAAATCTTATTTTTCCAGTTGCCGCAGATGGGCGTTGAACAGTTGTTCCAACAGAAATTTGGGTAGCCCCAGTCGATGCAAATGAAGAATCTGCCGTAGACGCAAACATAGCACTAGCAGTAAGGTTTGTGCCATCAAAAGTTAAAGCAGAAGAGTTTTGTAATACCCCGCCTGTACCAACATACGGAACTTGTCCCGCAGTTAAAGCTGACGAACTCCACGCCAAATTACCAGATGCTGCTGGCACATTTAAAGTGTAAGTTCCAGCAGTGTTTGGGCCAAGAAAATTAACCTGACCACCTAAAACCGCTTGAAAGACTAAGGTACTCATTGTCTATCCTTTAAAAAAACGCAAGAAAGTTGCCATTACTTGTAACTGCATCTGCGGTAAGGTAAATAAATAAAACCCATCCACCACCACCAGCACCACTTCCAGAAGTTCCAGCACCACCAGCACCAGGCCCAGGTGTGCCATTAAATCCGCCGCCAGGACCGCCGCCAATAGTTACATCACCAACGCCAGTGGTTGCATTAGAATAAAGAACGTAAAGACCACCATTATTAGCAGAACTATTTAAACCAGTTGCGCCATAACCACCGCCGCCGCCTCCTGCACCATTACCACCAGTGCCACCAGCAGTACCATTTGGCGAACCAGAAGTACCCCCCGATCCTCCACTTGCACTTCCATTTCCACCAGTAGCACCTGAGCCGCCAGCCGAAGAAGTTCCGCTGCCAGAAGAACCACCGCCACCAGTGCCACCGCCACCGCCATGACCTCTATTTGTATTAGTGTTCCAAGCATCACCAGCGTTAGAGCCAGCACCAGCAGGTGAGCCAGCACCGCCACCACCACCAGCATTATTTCTTGAACTAGTGCTTCCATTGCCTCCATTACCACCACCAAATTGAACATCATATGTATAAATAGTAGTACCAGCACCAAGACCGCCAGTAGATCCAAAACCAGATGAACCAGTACCAGTCCCTACACCTTGAGTTTTTCCAGCAGGAAAGCCAGGGCTACCAATTTTAATACACGAGCCATAACCGTTGTTTTGTGCGGGACTATCTATAGTGTAATAAATGGTTGTTACACCAGCAACAATTGGTACTGTTATTGAACTGCCAAGAGTTTTAGCATATCCACCACCTCCGCCACCAGCATATCTATTTGCTGTGGCAGTGCTAGTTACACCATTTCCACCATAACCTAATGCTTCTAATGAAACCAGTGAACCAAAATCGGCAGGGGTTATAAAACTTGAATTAACAGACGATGGTGAATTATAAAAAATATATTTAGTTACAGCCATGATTAAGCCTGTGTAGTTACTGCAATAACATCCCAACGAGTGTTATTGGCGTTATAAATACAACCAACATAAGTCGTTTTATTTACCACTGTCGTTGTTGGCAAGGTAACTCCAATTACAGTGTATGTGGCATTCCAAGTTAATGCTCTAGCTGTTCCGTTATCAAGAATTCGGAATATCAATTTATTTCCATCAACAGGTGTTCCTGTCGGCGCATTAATAGTTAACGCAGTTGTTAAACCAGTAATAGCATAAACATCATATGAACTAAAGTCTGGTGTTAATGGGCTGGTTGGGCTGGCGGCACTTGAAACTCTTGGGTTTATACGTTTGCTTGTCAGTGTTTCAGTACCAGCTAATGTAGCTAATGTTCCACTTGTTGGCAAAGTTATAGCGGTTGTTCCAGAAACAGTTAGTGTTGTTCCAAAAGCCCCAGAAATTGTAAGCGTGCTTGATGCGTTATTTGCAACACCTGTACCGCCTTGTGCAGGAGTAACTGCCGCATTGCTAGTTAATATAGTTGCCGTTGCGTCTGGAAGTGTAAAAGTTCTTTCTGCTGTGGTTGGACCAGAAAACTTGGTAAATCCATTGCCAGTACCACCATAAGTAGACGCAATAATCTGAGTCAGTGCGGCAGAGCCATCAAAGTTGTTGCCGTATATTGCTCTAGCCGTTGTTAATGTAGCGGCTGAACCTGTTGTATTTTGATTTAGTGTTCCTATTGCTGTATTAGTAACGCTTGTAACTTGTCCTTGTGCATTTGTAACAAAAACAGGTATTTGCGTGGAAGTACCATAAGTTCCCGCTGTTCCAGTATTAGTAATTGAAAACTGGTTTGTTGTAAGGGATAAACCTGTACCAGCAGTGTAGGTTTGAACCGCCGCAAACTGGATAAATGTAATGCTGGTTGTACCAACAGTTATTGGCAATAATGTCTGCTGCACCCACGATGTATTTGCATTGGTTGTTCCAGCCAATATAAGCAATAAATCGCCCGCATCAATTTCATTTGTGCCTGTGCCGCTTGTGTCGTAATCTGTTGCACGGGTCAACACATATGCAACACTTGCTGTACCCGCTGTTGTTAATGTATAAACTCCATTAAATGCGGCGCTTGGTGTGGTGTTATTTGTATATGCGCCAGTTTCATTCTTTATTAAAATTCGCTTGCCAACATCTCCAGATGTAAATGTATATCCATCAATCGTTAATGTTCCAACCGCATTAGCAGTTATTGTTGCGCCAACCCCACTTGTGCCATTGTTGTATGTGTAAGCCGCAGATAACGCCGCTGTTGTTGCATAGTTACAAGCCGCATGAAAGTTAATTCCAGTAGCAATTGAATCAGCATATGACTTATTAACAATGTCTGAGCTTGAGCTTGGCGCTGTGGATATAGTGCCAGTTGTCAAAGTAACAGATGTAATATCTGTATTTGCACCACTTTGAGCGGCACTTAGATTTGATCTAGCACTTGCGGCAGATGTAGCACCAGTACCGCCATTTGCAATCGCAACAGTTCCAGTGACGTTAGCCGCATTACCAGAAATGTTTCCGCTGACTTGTGAGCCAGGTAAGCTTAATGAGCTAAGAGTTGTTAGCGTACTATTGCTAGATGCCGTGATATTACTAGCTGTTCCTGTGGTATTTTGATTAAATGTTGGCCAAGTAAAAGTTCCAGTAGAAAAATCACCAGATTGAGGTGTGCCCAAAATAGGAGTAATAAAACTTGGTGATGTAGCCAACGCTATTACAGTACCACTTCCTGTAGTTGAATATGACGTTCCCCAAGCAGATCCAGTGGAATTAGCAATACCAGCAGCAGGATAAACCATACCACTTCCACCACCAGTAGAATTAATAGTAATAGCTGTTGAACCATCATAGGTAGTGCCAGAACTAAACGTGATATTTGTGCCTGCGGTCAACGCATACTGCACTTTTCCAGCGGTCAAAGATGTAGCCGTGCCTGTCAAACTTGCACCAGAACCGTTAAATCCTGTGGCAGTCAATATTCCGCTAGATGGCTGAAACTGTAACTTAGTAGAACTAACAGTAATAGGCAAATTACCTGTGCTATTACTTAAAATAGATGGATACCAAGTTGCAGTTGAGCTGGTATTGTCAGTTACCGCCACATTTGTAGCATTTGTCGCCGTAGTAGCCGTGCTTGCTGATCCCGCTGAACCATCAATGTTTGTACCTGTCAAACTAATAGACGCTGATGATCTATTCAAAGCTACTGCGGTTGTTCCAATATAAAGCGTTGAATTACCTAATACCGCACTAGAAATAGTCCCAGATAAATTACCAGCGGTCAAGCTAGTCAAACTTGCGCCCGATCCACTAAAGCCAGTAGCCGTTAAAACGCCCGTAGATGGTACATATTGCAGTTTGGTGGATGACACATATTGAGTTGACGCATTGCCCGTTGTAACCGCCGCAAACAGCGGATAACGGGTGGTTGCCGTTGTCGTATCGTCCGAAATAGCCACAGAAGAAGTGGGGTTTGACCAGTACGGTGTTCCAGACCCCGCAGATGTCAATACTTGGCCTGATGATCCATTCCCAATAAAACCTGTTGCGTTTGTACCACTTTGATAAGGTATGTTGCCTGCGACACCATTATTAAGATTATTGGCATATGTAGCTGTTCCTGACAATGTGCCTGCAAAATTAGTAGAAGTTAAAGTCCCACTGTAAGGATTAAAAGATAACTTTGTTGAAGTGACATCTAAAACCGTCACAGCGCCTGTACTTACAGGGCTTAATGTTGGATATAGAGTGGCATTTAATGCCGTGACATCTTGAATGCCAAGAGTGTTAGTTCCAGAAACAACAAATGGCTGACCCTGCCCAATAAAGGTATTAAATGTGTTATCGACATTAAACAGCGCCTGAACAGGCAGTATGTTTTGATCTAAAACAACAGCAGGATCAGCCATAACTTAGGATTGGTCAGCCGCAGGAGTCACATACAAAATGCCAGCAGTTGCAGAATTGCTTTTTGCTGTCAGATAGTATGGTGTTGTAGGCGTAGCCAAAATCAGCGGTGTTGTCATGCCAGCAGCTAAGACAAAATCGCCATTTGTGCCATCTACTGGGAAAGCGGGTGCGCCAGGATCGGCTGTACCCCATTTCACAGCAATAGGCGCTGCGCCAGTGTTCAAAAACGCAGTGTAGTTGATCTGGTCATTGGTTGAATCATCAATCAACACAGCCGCATGAGCCGTGCTAGTGACTGACAACGCAACTGTCTGACCAGCATTTCTCTGGACTGATGACTGTGCCATTACAGTTGAGCCACATGAATGATGCCGAAGTTCAAAGTCAAAGCCTCAGACAATGAGCCTGCGCTTGCGTTTGAAATGACAACTGTGAATGAACCGTTTGCAACAGCGGCAACGCTTAACAAATATGTACCAGCAGTCGCCGCGCCAGAAGCCAAGGCAATAACTGGAATATCGTAAGCGCTGACAGCACTGTTTGTAACCACAAAAGCCACTTCAGCACCAGCCGCCAAAGCCGCGTTATTGGTCACAATTTGACCTGCCGCCGCATTGATGGTAACGCCTGTTGATTTGCTGGTTAATTGAGTTACAGAAGAAACCGCTGTTGATGGTGAGCCAGTTGTGTAGCCCATCTGACCACTAACTGAGTTAACCAAAGAATAAGTAGCGTCAATAATATCTTGGTCAAGATATGCAACGCCAATTGCTTGAGAGTTAGCCATGATGATTCCTTTACAGAATGAATTGATTGTACTTTAAAAACAGAAAAAGCCACCCCTTTTGAGAGTGGCTTTTCTACTCAGTTATGCCTCAATTAAGAGTAAACAGAGAAGTCGTAACCGTAAACGTAAATGTCCACAGTTCCACCAGTAACAGCAGTACCAACCTTAACGTACAGAGTCTGTGCGGTCAGGGCAGTAGTTTTTGTTCCAGCGACAACAGTTGCGTTGGTAACGTAAGTTGAACCAGTGTTGCTAGTCAAAGTTGCGTTAGTAACGATTTCTGTGCCGCCGCCTGCTGGTGCAGTCCAAATAGCCAATGCGCCAGAGCTAACGTCTTTGTTAGCGTTGGTGATGGCCACGTTTTGTACGCAGTAGGTGGTGACGTTCTGAGCAGGCAAAGTGACAGTCGAATCGCCAGTAGCGGAGATAGGAACGCCAGTTGCCACAAACAACAAGCGGATAGCTTGGTTTGTTGCCAGGTTGCTTGGGTGAATTGTGGTGACGCTATTAGGTGCAGCCATGATTTTTCTCCTTGGTTTAGGTTAATTAAGCTGCAACGCGGCAGGCCAACTCAGGGTACAGCGGCGCCCAGCCATACAGCACATCCAAACGAGTCGGGATTGAATCGTTGTTGATGGTGTATTGACGAACCACACGCATTGACAGACCGATTTCCTTATCGCTTGCACGACCAGCAAAATGCACACCCTCTGGCAATTCCAGATCGGCTACTGCCAAACAGAACGCATTGCGGTGCATGATGATGTTTTGTGGGGAAACAGTACCAGTGTTGTTGAACGGTGTAACAGCAGATGCACCAGCGTTTGTAATTGAAACGTTCTGGAACTGACCAGCGGTGATGACAGCAGGGCTGACGGTCACAGAAGTAGTACCAGAAGTAGAAACGGTCACAGGTGCGGTCACAACAAAGTTACGCAGTTTGTTTGAACCATAAGCCTGACGGTTTTGTGGGTTGACCGCATAAACGTTGGCGATCTGGATAACGTCACCTTGGTTCAACGATGCGTTGGCAGTTGTAGCTGACAAAGCAATAGTTGAAGTAGATGCCCAACCAGAAGTCAAAAAGCCTGTTGCAGTTGAAGTGTTGCAAGACAAAGTGGCGGTTGAATAAGAACCGAATGTCTGTGACACCACGTTCTGATCCATCTTCCAGTTCATGCCTGCGCTGTCACGACCCATCAAACCCTTGCGATACTGCTCGCCAATGGCTTCTTGAGGCACAAACAGACCTTTCAAGCTGTCCACAATAGTGGCAGATGTAAAGGGTTCAACGATACATGAACGGCGACCGTCACGTGGTGCGCCTTCAGCGTCCAAGTAAGCGGCGGCAGTCAGGTATGTAATCAAACCTGTGGGTGGTGTGCCAGCAGTACCAACGATGTTGGCGGTGTTGTTTTTAGCCATGACCAAACCATCACGGTCGATCTTGTTGGCAATAGCCGCCACAGCAGGCTTCAACACGCGGTCACTAAACATATCCAAGGACAAAGCCAAGTCTTGTGTAGTGAACTGTGTATCAACGTGAAACTGTGTTGACAAAGTTACAGGAACGCTTGTCTCGTTGAAATCTTCAACGTTCAAAGCAGGGCCAGTAGTACCGATGAAACGACCAGGTCTACGGACGTTAACGGTGTTACCGATTTTTGCACCTACGACAGCGAATTGATCGTCATAGTTGCGGTCGACTTCCGATGTGAAAGTCAATTCGTTTTCCAAGACCATCAACGCTTCGTTGGTGATCTTAGAGATGGTTAGCAATTGATTAGCCATTTTATTTCTCCAAAAAGATTAGGTTTACCTGATCTTGCCTGTTCTGCGTTGGGCTTTCCACTGAGCATAAGTACCATGAAATTCGCCATCGCTGCCGATTGGTACATCTACTGGTGCAACCCCACCACGGATCGGGCTGATCGGTGCTGGTGCTCGACTTTTAACCACAGTCTCTTGTTTAGCAGTTGGCTTTACGGCTAACCGTTCTTCCAATTTCCCTATCTCTCTCAAGGCCGCTTTAGGCGACATACCAGCTATTTTCTTTGCGAGTTCGTCATTTTCAGCTAGGTGGTACAGAACCTGTGGTCCTACATCACTCTCCAGAATTGCATCTCTAACATCGTCATTCACAACAACATCACTAGATGCCACGATCTCATCAAAGTCTGGCAAAGATGCTTTGGCGGCTTGCACTTTTGTCGCCCAAGTCTCAATGACCTTTTGGCGTTCAACTGCTACCTTTTCCTCTGCATCCCGCCTATCACGTTCCGCTAACGCCTTTTCTGTCGAATATTCCGCTAGGGCTTTCGCATACTCAAACGCGTCTTGGAACTGGCTTGGTTGCGGTTCTTCGTCTACGTCTTGCGCTTTTGGCGCTGTCGGTTTCTCAAGTGCCGCTAAACGTGCTTCTAATTCTTCCCTACGCTGACGTTCTTGTTGCGCTTCTTTACGCGCATCTTCACGTTGCTTGGTCAGATCAGAAAACCGTCTCTCAAGTTTCGGGTTCTGCTTCTTTTCCTCTGTGGGTTTAGCTTCTTCCTCTGCTGTAGGCTCACTCTGGTCTGTATCTGCTACTGGCTCAGTTGGAGTTTCCTCAACAACCGCCTCAGATGCTTCACGATCAGCTAAACCTAATCTTTGTGCATAAAAATCTGCTGCATTTTCGCTGGTCAATACTGACCCTGCTTCTTTTTCCGACATGAGTTACCTCAAGAATTAACCCAGTTGACCCAACTGGTAAGGTTTTGTGGTTTTTACCACGAAATCATTGTTGTGTCAATGGATTAGCACCAGAACTTATATCAGTTTCGGCAAATCTCATCGACTCTTGTTGCTCACGGTCACGCTTGGCAATTTCCTGATTCAATCGAGCTGTGTCCATATGGTGCAACAGCAATTCCATAATGGCTTCAATCTCAATCTTGTTCTGGCTTGTCACCGCGCGGGTATTCTGGTCATTGACCTTAACCTCTGCCATTGTTTCAGTGTTGTGTGCCTTGGCGGTCTGGCGCATCAATTCGCGCTTAGTCTCGCTATCTTGCTTGACTTGCTCAATGTCCTGACGCTGTTTGATGACCATTTGCAATTGCTGTAACTGCTGTGCCATCTGTTCCATTTGTTGCTTGCTTTGTGCCAACTGCATCTGCACTTGCGGAGGAATTGGGCTTTTCTCGTCAACTTGTGACAAAGGATTCAGCGTAGCCAAACGGTCAGCAATGGTGTCGGCGCCAGGGAAATCCATGTTGCGGAATATCAAGTCACCCGCAGTTTGCATCAAAGTCGGGTCAGCGCCCAACATCTGCATCATGGAATTGACAGCTTCTTGGCGCTTGCTGTTGTAGCCTGGTCCTGTTTCCATCACCACATCGTATTCGCCAACAGTCACATCGTTCAGCACTTCGCCCACTTCTGTGCGTTCATTCAGCGTCACCATATCTGGTTTGCCATCATCACCAATAATTCGCAAAACACGCTGTGAATCGTAAATCTTGGGTATCAAGTCCAGAATAATCTTGCCAGTGTGGGAGATTGATCGGGTAAGGTTGTCGTAATAATCAAAGTTTGTCAGGTCAACCTGTTGTTGCTGACCATTCAATGCCTTGCCTGAGATATTACCTGTGGGCATCTGATTAGGGTCAAAGATACCCATAATGGCAGACAAATCATCATTGATGACACTTGCTGCAGTAATTACGCCAGCAGGCGGTGGCTCAGGTTGTAGGCGCTGTGGCGGTGGTGCAGGCTGACCATCAATGTCACGCTGTTTGTAGCGCAAATAGGATGTGGATTTGACGTTTGCTTGCGCCCATTCATTTTCGTGCCCCTCATCTTGACCCTCTGCCATGATCCACTTGGCTTTTGGTGCAAGTGCGATGCTCTCGGTCAAGCTGGTCTGCCAGAAGTTATACATACGCTGCGGGTCTTTGGCATTGCGAATCATGCCAAATTTCTTGCGCTTATTGCCAATCACCACATGGCGACCGTAACAAGGGACGATTGGAATGTGGCGACCAGGCCAATCACGTTCCTCAATAACCTCAATGGCAGTCATCTTCTTCCATTTGATGGTTTTCTTAAAGCTTGCGCGTTCATCAATAACCGACAAGCCAGCCAATTCCAATCGTTGGAAAAAGTCTTTGCCATCAGCAAACTTCATCGTCCCATCTGACAAGTGATACAACGTTGCTTTTTCCCGCACCGTGTAGAAGTATTCGGCTATGCGTATATCTTCCTTGGTAATCCATTCAGATTGGCTGTCGCCTGTGCCGCGTTGGGTGAACGATGTTCCGTCATCCAAATCAGGGTACATCTGGCGAAACACCTCTTTCGGCATCATTGTGGTAATCAGGCACTTTTCAGCGTCTGAACCATCAGGTGCAATGGAATTAGGGTCAAAGTAAACAGTGAATGGGTTATCCACTGGTTCGATATAGATTTCCTGATCGAATGAATCTTCACGCACATACTTTGTAGTCACACGCCAGTAGCCCCAACCCATGCGGACAGCGTAATCAAACGCATTGTCGTAGGCATGGTCGGCGTTACTATTAACCTCAATGTGTCTAACCACGCCAGATATAACTTGTGCTACCTTGGCATCAGCTTCAGTATTAGTAGCGTGTACCTTGATGCGTGGGCGTTGCTGGCGCTGTTGGTTAGTAACCTGTCGGCAAAACGTATCTAGCTTATTGATAGTCAGAACTGGTCTTGACTCCAGATTGCGGGAGTTTTGCAGTTCAACAGGCCATTGGTCGCCATTGACAAACTTTAAGTCCTCCAAGGCTTCTTGGCGGTTCATTGTGTCGGCATCGTTGCTGAACTTCAGAAAGTCCACCGCTTCTTGAATAATCGGGTCGTAATCGTCCATTTAGCCCATCCAACTGTTTGCGCTGCCGTACATCGGCATCGGTTTGGGTTTCCTACGTTCTTTGGGTTCATTAATCATCAGACCAATGTACCTAAAGGCATCAGCACCGTGCGAATACTGGTCATGTAACGGATTGCGGCTGAACTGCTTTGTATCAGGGTCAACCTCATACCGATAATGACGCAGACATTGTAAGCCATCATAACAATTTTCTCTATCAAAATAACACGATCTAAAAATAGTTCTTGCGGCGTTAATGCTGTCAACCACTGGCGTTTTCTCAATAATGCGGGTTTTGTGTCCCGCTGCCCTGACAATTTCCTCAATTGACCGACCATTTGCCGCCAGCGTCTTGTTTTGTGCATCGTGCGGTAGCCACAGCGTGTCGTAGACATAGCCAAACTTCTGCATCTCAGCTAAGTAATGGCTGATTGTCTGTTGGTTATCTTCCATATACCTGATTAAGCGGGTTTCCATGCCAATAAACTGGACAAACCAAATGGCAGTTGCATCTGCCCACCCAAGGTCGAATACAGCGTGTACAGGCTTTGTGGCATCGTAGGGAACGCGGGTAATGCGGTTTTCCAACTCAGCCATTTGCACCTCTTTAGCAAAGATAGCCCCATCGACTGTTTGCCTGCAAAATCCCTCCCAAACCGTCCTATGTGCTTCTGGATCACGCGCCTTTAGGCTTTCCATCTCCAGCTTTAGTGTGTCAGGAAACCAAGGGTTGTCGTTCCAGTTAACCTTAGTCACCACCGCATTTTCTGGCTTGTGGACTACAAACCGTTGGTAGGTTTCGTCAGTTTCCAACTCAGGGTTAAATGTCACCCATATTTCGCTGTCTAGCTTACGGATGGTTGGAACTAACACATTCCACGATAGCCTGGTCACCGTTTGAGCTTCTTCTACCCAACAAATGTCCACACCCTCATAAGATTTGACGTTGGCTACATTGTTCTTTAGGCCAACAAAGCTGAATTCACTGCCGTTTTTGCCGCGTATGCTCGCTTGAGTAATCTCATAGAACGTTTGCAAGCCAAGGTCAATGATCTGGTCGGACAGCAGTTTGTGGACTGAATCCCGCATAGAAGTCATAAACTCCCGCGCACAAAGGATTCGCAATGGTTCTTTGGCGGCTTTAATCAGCAGTGCTCGAGCTACTCCCCAAGACTTAGCACCACCTCGACCGCCATGTAATACACGGTATCTAGACTTAGGCGGGTCAAATAAACACGCCAACTTTACAGGAAATTGGGCGTTGCTGAAATCACTCACTTGGTTTGACAAAAGTCACTTGTATGCCTTGCAACAACGGTGCGCCCTCTGCGCCTGTGATCTCTTGCTTTGTGCTTTCACGATACTTCTTCGGAAACCTTGCAGCCATTGACCGCGACCAGATTGATGCGTTCAGCTTGTCGCTTTCCCTGTTCTCAACCATGTGGGTTTGACCAATTGTTTCCCACCAATCAAGCTCTAATTCCTTTGCATATTCCAAGGCGTGCAGAAAATCCTCGTGCTTATCTCTCCAATCGAATAAGACCCTAGTAGAAACCCCTAGATTTGCGGCTATTTGTTCAATAGATTTACCAATGCGACCAAGTTCTATCGCCCTCTCGCAAAATGCGGGGTCGTATTTGCTTGGTCTACCAACTGGTCGCTTTTCTTCGGTCATTTCTTTGCGGTCTTAGCCGACTCCTTAAATGCTTTGGCGGTTGGTGCGCCCTTTGTGCCAGGCGTTCTCATCTTTTCCACAGGCTTGCCCTCTGCCTTTTCACGCTTGATGCGTTCTTGTTTGGCGTGGATGTTTGCGTAAAGTCCAGGTTTAGTAGCCATGTTAACAATTCCAATTCTTTAATGATGCTTTAGCGCGTTCTGCTGGTCCTTTGGCGTTCTTAACCACGCCCTCCATTCGCGCACAAAATGATGCTTTGCGTCCCTCGTCCTTTTTGGTCTTGGGATTTGGCGCAGGCGGCTTGAGATTGCTGCCGTTCTTTGCGTTGTACTCAGCACGACCCTTGGCGGTCATTCCTGCACCCTTTTCTGTTGGGTTGTAGGTTTTGCCTTTGCCTGTTGTCTTATGCTCAATAGGCTTGTCGTGCTTTTTCATTTCTTCTTAGCCTTAGCTTCTGCTTCGCGTTTAACAGCGTAACTGATTGCAACGGCTTGCTTAACAGGTTTGCCTGCCTTTATTTCCGTTTTGATGTTTTCTTTAAATGCTTTCGGGCTGGTCGACTTTTTCAGCATCGTCTTTCTCCAGTTCTGCCAGCGTCCACTGGCATTGTTGCAACGCACCATTGATCTGGTGTAACTGTTGTTCCAACTCGCGGCCTTTTGCCATCAAGTCGTTTATACGCATTTGGATGATTTCTTTCATGATTCCTCAACAATAGCACAAATGTCAGCTTCTTGAATGATTTGGTAGTCCTGTCCGTCAATGCGGTGGGTAGGCCAGTTCAAATAATCCCCATTGCCATATTTAATAAAGTCACCCACTGCCGCTTGATCCACTTCTGAACCAACCGCCACAATAGTACCCTCATTAAATGACTCTTTGTTGTTTACCCAAATTATGTCGCTAAGTATGCGAACCTCTGGTTTGACAACAACTCGATCACGCAGCGGTCGTATCATTTTTGACCTTTCTGGTGTATTTGCGTTTTTCCATAGCGTAAATGGGCAAATCTAATACAACATCTTTTGTTGTGTATTCGCCACACCACTCATTTGCGTGTCTATTTTGGTAGGTCGGAAACCTACGACATTGCCCCATTACTTCCGTGTTCAGAAAGTGGCAACAGGATTTACAATTCCCATCAGGCATTTCAACTCCTTTTTAGTTGTTTTGCTTAGTGGCGCTAGGGCTTTGACCCCTAGTTGCCACGCTTATTTGTCTTGTGCGTGTTCGTAACGCTTGTGCTCATAACAAGTGGCTTCGCTTGTGCCACCTTTCATTTCGCCTTTGCGTCCATCGTGCATACCCATGTGACTGGCTTCACGCAAACCAATACCGTCAGCCATTCCCATGCCTACACCGCCTTGGATTTTCATTTTGCGTTCACCACTAGTGTCGCTGCTGGTCGCGCCTTTGGGTGGTGTTGCGCCTGTCATAGACTTAGCACCGCCGTATTCACGATCCATTTTAGGAACGCTAACTTTCTTTTCACCAGTCATATCAGAGCTGATTGCTGATGGAATTTTCTTTGCTTCGTAGCCCATTTTCTTTTCCTTGCAAGGTTAATGGAAATGCCATTTTATATGAAATTTGCGTTTGTCAACATCACTTTTGGTAAAAATCTAAAAAAATGAAAATTGCTAACAATCCACCAATTCCGATAAATGCACCTAATACTAACAAAATTATTGTATCAATCATGATTCACCTTTGGCTTTAATTGTGCTTGGGTCACTTGCCAATGAAATAGAGTCATGGAATTGCCGCAACAATACACAAAACTTTTCACGTTCTTTGGCGGCTACCAGTTTGGCAAATCTATAGATGTCTTTATCAACACAAACAAACAATTCACTTTCTTCATCACTTGGCTTTCCATGTGAAACAAATTCAGCTTCTATTGCCATCTCAATGATTTCATCTTGTGCGGTTGACTTGGGTTGATGTTCCATGATCTGCCGCTTTCGATTAAATGTGCTCATATCAACTCCATTTGTTTAGGTTTAATACGCCATTCGCGTTCTGCCCGACCTGATTTTGATTTTGTGTTGTTGCCAGTTAACTCTATTTCGCCAATCCGCGCCAACTCAGGCAACCGCCTGGCCACTTGATTGCCATCAAGCCCTGTTGCCGCAGCTATGCCATCCTTGCCCATAGCGCCACCTTTAAGTGCTTCCACAATGGCTTTATGGTGTTTGCTTGCCAAGTCTTTAGCTTGGTCAGCCGCTTCAAATGAAGTTATTGGGTCTGTTGCCCTGACCCTTGGAAATGCAAGGTCAGGAAACCAAATTTCTTTAAGTAAACTCATGATTAAAACGGTATGTCATCAGGCATATCATCAAAACCCATCTTGCGTGGCTTTTGTGCTGGCGCTTCTAGTTCATAGCAGTTTGCCCAACCTGTCCAACCACCGTCTACCAAGGGGATTGTGTCTAGCTTGATCTTTAGGTTTTCACCGTCCTCAAACAAGCTGCCGATGGTCTGGTAACGTTTCTTTTCTTGTCCGTCTTTGTTGGTGTAAGTGCCAGTAATGACAACTAAGTTTTTGATTTTCTTCATATTATGCTTTCAATTTGTTAAGTTTTTGGATTTTGTCCTCAACGTCCATCAGGAAATTGATTACCTCTTTTTCAAGCTGTGCGACATAGATTGGGTCATATTCCACCCGCTTGATAAATAACTGTAAGCCCTCGTCCATGCGTGGATCAAAACTTACAAAGTCGCACCATTGGCGCTGAGTGCAAGCCATTTGCCACTGCATTTGCGTAATGTACTTAGTTGGCACGGTTTGGGTTAACAACGTTTCAATGTGTGTGGCAGTGTTGGGGCATTTAATCTCCACCAATCCAAACTCACCCACTAAGCCATCAGGAGACGCACCAGCCATTGCAATAGTTGGATGCACAGCAAACCCCAACTCGTCTACTAAAACGTCTTTAGCGGCTTCGTAGGCGGCTCTGGCAAAGGGTTCTTGATCTGTACCCCATTGCATTGCCGCATTTGAATAAGATTCAGCAGGCTTGCCTGTCATGCGTTCACAAACCAATTGCGCTAAGTAATTCTCGCGGCTAGTGCTGTAACCTGTTTTGGTCTTGGCAATAATGTCTGCCACGCGGCTGGCGGTGACTTTGCCGCATCGAGCTGCAAACCATTCTTCTGTGCGTTGTTCCATTATGCTTCCCTCGCTTTCAGCATTGCGTCTGCCATGTGATATGCGTGTTCTGCAACAACTAAATCATTTGGAGGATAAATATTTCTTGCTATCCAGCCAGATATAAATGATTCCATAGCCCTTGCCGCAAAGTAATCACGCAATGTCATGCCGTCATTGCCTATTCCGTCTGGAAATGCTGGTGGATTGTTCATTTCGCCCCCAATTGTGATTTTTTGGCATCTTTCTTAGCCATAACTTGCTTTTGCCAAACTGGATCGCTATTGGCGGCGGCGTAGGCGGCTTTGTAGGCTTTTTGCAATTCTTCTAGTGTGTTGGTTTCGTCCATTGCCGCCATTAAGTCAAGAATCTGGTTTTCATTAACAATGGATTTGATTTCAGTTTTGCGGCTGGCGCTGTTGCCATCGTCATCTTCTGGCGCTATGCCACACGCAGCCATCAGGCTATACCGCCTGGCATAAGTCAATGCTGAACCGTAGCCTTGCGGGTCTTGTTTGCTTGCGGGAACGTGCAAGATGCCACACTCAAGCATTTCGCCAGATTCATGCACAAACATGGTTTCCACCATTACTCCATTGGCGCAGTCATAGCATTTCTGGATTAACGCTATGCCGTTGTCGTTTAAGCCAGTAATAACCGCTTCCACGCAAGCTGACAGGTCGGCATAACGTGATTTGAAGTGTGGGTTAGTTGATGATTTAAGTGCTGGACCAAAGGCTTTTTGCGCTTTGACCAAGGCGGTTGCTATTTTTTGCATTTATGCTCTCCAAAAGAAAACGTCAAGAATCACCACAATAATGGCAACAACGGACACAACATATAAGGCGACTTGCGCCCAATCTGTTGGTTTTGTGTATTTTTCAATTTCAAACATAGTCAGCACTTTCATAAAGACTTTTAGGGGCAAATTCACGTTCCAATTCAGCTATTGCGGTTGCTGACATTACGCCTAACAACTCGGTAGTGCCAAGATAACAGTGCCAAAGGTTGCCAGTTACAGGACAAAAATAACAGTCAACAGGAACTGCCATATCGCCGTGTTCAATAGAAAGATGCTCAAGACCTTGGTCGATCATGATTTTTGCGTCTACAAAGGGAAGGGTATCTATGTGTCTCATGATTAATCCTTAAAAATTTTCATTAATTCAATTGCTTCATAGCGGTAAACATTTGCAATGCCATATTGTTGAATTGCTGCATTTATCCAATATTTATCAGGGTAGCGTTTCCAGCTTTCTTCAATTTCAAAACGCTTTTCGCAATCGGCGGCTTTAGCTATATGCGCCCCTGCAAAACTAAGTTTTTGCAAAACTTTTATTGGTGCTGGTGTGTGATCAATCATATTTACTCCTTAAAGACCCTATGCGTTGTGCTGGGGAATGAATGTATTGTTAAGCAAACTAAACAATCATGCAAGCACTTTGTTAAGTACCCGACTAATTTGTGGGGATTATGTTGTTTATTTGCCTTAACATACAATGCACCCATGACGAAACAACAATTAATCCAGTTGGCAGGCTCACAGACTGAGCTTGCTAGGCTTTTGGGCATCAATAGGGCGGCTGTTTGCCAGTGGAAAGCAGTGCCTGAGTTGAGATTGCGCCAGCTTAGGGATTTGAAACCTGAGTGGTTTTTAGTGTAAGATTGTTTGAAACACGGCTAGGCAAGGATTGATCCCCTTGTCGAAAAGAGAACCCACCCCTCCTGCCGAGGTTTCTTTTTGGGTGGATTATTAGGGCGTGGGAATGCACTTTTACCAATTTCATATTGGCGACTATAAGTCGCACACACATCATCTTTCACCATTAGAAGACTTGGCATACCGCAGGCTTCTAGATCATTACTATCTTCATGAAGCACCAATCAGGCAGCGTGATATTGCTAGGCAGATTGGTTTGCGTGAATATGAACAAGAGGTTTTGACAGTATTGGATGAGTTTTTTGTATCAACAGAAAAAGGGTTTATAAATCCACGCGCTGACGAAGAAATAGCCAAATACCGCAAATTTTCAGAAGATGGCAAAAAAGGGGCGGCTAAGCGTTGGCATAAGGATGGCAATGGGGAGGCTATTAGCCCCCCTAATGCGACCCCAATAGCAACCAATAACCAAGAACCAATAACCAATAACCATAAACCAATAAAAGAGAGAGCAACTATCGTTGCTACGCCTGACGGCGTTTCACAATCTGTTTGGGATGATTTCAAAACTTTAAGAAAAGCAAAAAAAGCACCGATAACTCAACGAGCCATTGATGGCATCATTGCCGAAGCAGGCAAAGCAGGCTGGTCATTGGAACAGGCTTTAACTGAATGTTGTGTTCGTGGATGGCAGGCATTTAAAGCAGAATGGGTTGCTAAACCTGTTAACAAGTTTGATGTTGTGCATACCACCGTACCATCTAGATCAGAACGTGATCCAGAATTGACCAAACTTGATGAGGACAGAAAAAAAAGTGTGCCGCCAAATCCTGAGATATTGGCTAAATTAAAATTATTGAGGGGAGTAAATTGAATGAGCTGGCTTTATTCGCAGGCGCTGGTGGAGGAATACTTGGGGGAAAACTGCTTGGATGGCGAACCGTCTGTGCAGTCGAATGGGAAGCTTACCCAGCAAGCGTATTGTGCGCCCGACAAAATGACGGAATTCTCCCGCCTTTCCCGATTTGGGATGACGTACAAACCTTTGACGGAAATCCCTGGCGAGGAATTGTCGATGTCGTCAGTGGTGGCTTTCCATGTCAGGACATTAGTGCCGCAGGAAAAAGTGCAGGAATTGACGGAGAACGGTCAGGAATGTGGAGAGAAATGGCACGGATTATTGGCGAAGTACGACCCAAATACGCATTTGTGGAGAACAGTCCAATGCTCGTTACTAGAGGACTTGAACGAGTCCTTGCAGACCTTACCGCAATGGGGTATGACTGTCGCTGGGGAATTGTATCTGCTGCCGACATTGGTGCAAACCACAAACGAGAAAGAATCTGGATTGTGGCTAACTCCAAGCACAGTGGACATTCCAACACGGTCAGCGGATTCAATGAAGAAAAGATTGGAATATCGTCAGAAAATTGGCAGAAATGGAGTGGGCGCAGGATGTCTTTCGGAACAAGTGGAATGGTCGGGAATGGGCAATCCAATTGGTTACATAACGAAAGAAACGTGGCCTACGCCAACAGCACACATGGCAAAAGAAACGAATGCGCCCAGCGAACACAACAGGAACACGCCAACGCTGACAGCACAAGTGAATTGGCCTACGCCTCAAGCAGCAGATTTCAAAGGGGCAACGAGTGCAGAAGCCATGAGCAAAGCGGCAGCAAGGGGATATGCACCGAATTTGCCAGAAGCTACGGCAGCTTCAGTTGGTGGTGGGAAACTGAACCCAACGTGGGTAGAGTGGCTAATGGGGTGGCCGCTAGGGTGGACAGACTTAAAGCCATTGGAAACGGACAAGTCCCTTTGTGCGCCGCAACAGCATGGAGAATTTTAAGTGAATGAAGAACACAGACAAGTCGCCAATTCAATCCTTGCCCGACTTAAAGACGGTGAAGAATTTAGCCGATCTACCGTTGACCAGGCGCTTAGAGATACAGGAGACATTGCGCCAGATGGAAGCAAAGGATTGGATCAAGAGATACAACAAGAAATTGACGGAGGATGGGAAACTGGGTGCATTAGCATGGTGGCAGCAAGTCTCATCCGACTTAGTGAAAAAGCGTGGGACGAAAGCCGTAGAAGAATTACGGAGACGCATGAATGAAACTAAAAAAAGGTAAATATGATTAAAACAAATTTAAATTTATCGCAAGATATTTTGAACGAACTTTTTGAGTATCGTGATGGCAATTTATTTTGGAAAATCAATAGGGGCCGTGTAAAAAAAGGCCAGATGTCTGGAACGTTAGCCAATACAGGCTATTGGCAAATTCAGATATGTAAGCGCTTTTATTTGGCTCATAGACTTATATTTTTAATGCATAAAAGCTATTTGCCTGATGAACTTGACCATATTGATGGCAACAAGTTGAATAATTGCATTGATAATTTAAGAGAAACAACAAAATCGCAAAACCAGTTTAACAAAGGGTTGATGAAAAACAACACCTCTGGTGTAAAAAACGTTCATTGGTGTAACACATCTAATAAATGGAGGGTATTAATATCTGTTAATGGCAAACAAAAAGATTTTGGTCAATTTAAGGATTTAGAAGTTGCTAAAGTAGTGGCAATAAATTTTCGCAAGCAACATCATGGGGAGTTTGCAAATCACGGACTTGAAAAAGCATATATATGAGATACGCTAAACGTGTCGATGCAAATCAAGATGCCATTGTTGCCGCTTTGCGAGCCGCTGGCGCTTATGTTTGGATTATTGGCTTACCAGTTGACCTTTTGGTGGGATATGGAAATCACACATTTCTAGTTGAAATCAAAACAGATGCTAAAAAGCGTTTAACCGCCTTACAAGCCGACTTTTTTGAAAATTGGATTGGTGGTACGTTGGCAAGAATTGACAGCCCTGACGCGGCTTTACGGATGATTGGGGTAATCAAATGAGAATAGTTTGTTGGTTTAGTTGTGGGGCGGCAAGTGCGGTAGCCACAAAGTTGGCAATAGCTGAGAATAATGGCAAATTACCTTTAATCATTGCTTACACTGAAGTAGTTGAGGAACATCCAGACAACAGAAGATTTTTAAAAGATTGTGAAACTTGGTTTGGTCAAGAAATACGAATTTTGCGAAATGATTTTTATCAAGGTTCAATTTACAAGGTGTTTGAAAAAAATTACATCCGCACACCAAAAGGCGCACCGTGCACTCGAGCATTAAAAAAACAAGTGCGTCAGCGTTTTGAAAAAGCTAACGACCGCCAAGTATTTGGATATACCGCAGAAGAACAAGCACGACTTGATCGGTTTATTGATGCCAACAATGATGTGGATATTTGGACACCATTAATAGACAAAGGATTAACAAAAGAAGATTGTTTAGGTATGTTGGAAAATGCCAATATTGAATTGCCAGCGATGTATCGTCTTGGGTATCACAATAACAATTGCATTGGTTGTGTCAAAGGCGGCATGGGTTATTGGAACAAAATTAAAGTAGATTTCCCTGATCATTTTGATCGCATGGCAAAACTAGAACGACATAAAGAACAAACAATATTTAAAGATCGTTATCTAGATGAATTAAAACCATCTGATGGACACTACCCAACTGAGCAAAATATCGAATGTTCAATTTTTTGCCAAATGGCTGAAGAGGATTACAAATGAAACCAGAAGAAGCAACCCAAGCAATTAGGGACAAAGCCCCACATTATGGGGACGCTAAAGCACAGCGTGTGTACCTTGAGGAATTTCGCAAATCAAAGAAAGCTATGTTGATGCGTGATGCTTTACTTAACGGAATAGATGCCGCCAGCCATCAAGAACGTGAAGCATATTCCAATCCAGAATATTTAACCGTTATCAAAGGTTTAGCCGAAGCAGTCGAGAAAGAAGAAACATTACGTTGGGAAATAGAAAGCTACCGACTTGAAGTGGAAATCTGGCGCACCCGTGAAGCTACAAATCGTATGCAAGATAGGTCGCATCAATGAAATGTCCTGAGTGCAATGAAAAAGCCAAGCCACTAGAAACTAGAACAAGGGATGATGGACTTGTCCGCAGGCGCTACCAATGCCCACAAGAACACAAATTCACCACACTGGAAGCCTTAGTCGATGATTCCGAAACACAATTACATAAGAAACAAAAAACTATTAAAACTTGCGGCAGGGCTGGATTGTCAACACTGTGGTTCAGCGTCAGTGGTTCAAGCAGCACATAGCAATTGGGGCGGTGGTAAGGGGCGTGGCATCAAGTGTGATGACAACCTGATAGCTGCCTTATGCCAAAACTGCCACTATGAAATTGACCAAGGCAAGAATTTAACCAAAGGTGAACGTCAATCAATATGGCAAGATGCCCACAAAAAAACAGTTAGCTTGCTGTTAGATCGTGGGGAATGGCCTGCCGATGTGCCAGTGCCTTAATATTTCCTCATATTAGGCAATGGGGCTGATTTTTGATTGGCTTCATGTGAACGCGGTGGGTGGGCGTGTGCCATATCAGTCTTTTCGTGTTTTTTTAATTCTTTTTCTAATGCCGCTACTTTGCGAGCTTCTTTCTTATACTCACGTTCAATAGTGTATTCTTTAGCTTCATGTTGCTTAGATTCACCACGTGTAATTTTAAAATTAGTTGCCATGACTACTCCTGATTTGTCATAAACTAAGCATACCATTTTGGTGGCGATTGTGCCAAATTTTTTTTTAGGAGTCTTTCATGTACAAAGTAATTATTGACCTTGGCGATTGGTCTTGGGACGAAGATCAAACTGTGACTATCGAAACAAGCGATTTTGATAAAGTTCAGATCATTCAAGAATTCATCGAGTTTCAAAAAGATCACGGTTGGGCTGCCGACTATGACTTAGTTGAAGACTACGAAGAAGAAGAAGAAGTTGAAGAAGACGAAGTCGAAGAAGAAGAAGACGAAATTGCTGAGTACGCAGTTGGCGACATCGTTGAAGATGACGATGGACTTGTATGGGAACTGGTGGGCTGATATACTACCCACGCAGTTGTTCATTGCAGGGGGCGTAATTGCCCCCTTTTTTTATTCAATATCGTGATCTGCCTCTACATCCCTTGCCAGTTGCCGCCAGTCAAGGCTTCGGGTATATAGTATGTATATACGTTCATCGGTTAAAGGTTCAGTTCTGCGCTGAAGTTTACTGTTAGCCATTGCCAAGGCAAGCTGTGTCTCTTGCAGTATTGTGTGCAATTCTTTAATTTCAGATCGAAGATAAGTAACTAGATCAGACATTGTGAATCTTGCCTCTAAACTCAATCTGACCATCTGCCCATGTATGGACGAGTTCAGGCCATAAAAGACGCCCGTCATGGAATGTCAGAATAGCAAATCCAGACCGCCAGTTGGTTGGCGATAGTTCTAAGTAATTCTCAAACTGTGGTCCTGTTGGTTCAGCTAAAGTGCCTGTATCCACGCCAAACCTTGTGCCGTGATAATCATCAAAGGGTGTCACTTTTAAGGAATGCAAGTGACCACTTACAAAATTGATCCCAGATTGCAGGGTATTGTTGTGAGTAGCATGAATTCCCCCTTTCCATCTATGCTTGACAATAGTATTCTCAGTAGGCCAACAAGCCCAGCAGGGATGCCAAGCAGGAAAATGGTCTTTAAGGGAAAACCCTTTGACAAACTCATATTGTGGTGCGTTAGCAGCTAATCTATTCTCAAACCTAGCGTCATGGTTTCCAAGTGTCCAGATCAATTGCGTGTTGTGTCGTGTCTTCTTGGCTACATCTTCAATCTCACCCATTGCTATTTCACAGGCTTTGAGTTCTTGGATTACAGATGGCACAGAATCCCATCCAATCCTTGGATAACGAGAGATACTAGCCCCATCAAAAATGTCGCCGTTAGCAATAACTGCCACAGGTTTAAACTCTTTAATAGCCCACAAAAGACCTTTAAATGCTGTCGTATGAATGCCAGGCCAGAAGTGAGCATCACTAAAAACAATGACAGTGCCATTTAACATCCCCAAGTCTTTACGGGCTGCGCTAGGTTTTGTAGATATAGTTTGTATAGGTTTTTTTGCTTCTAGAGACTCACCATATTTGATTTCCAAAGCTCTACGCCTACGAGAAATATTTCTGATGTTCATCCCAGTAGCCGCCGCCATGTCAGTCGCTGACTGATACTGTTTCCACAATTCTAAGAATTCTTGGTCATTTATCTTCATATATGCGCCTTGTTAAGTAGGGTGTATTACCACACATATATGTGACAATTTAATTTAAGAATATGTCCTAGTGCCTTGTTTATCAATAATTAATGCCATTTTGCGTGGTTCTGCATTTTCAACATTGGGAATTGACACATGAGTCCAACGATCAAATTCTCTGATTATTTGGTCATACTGCAAATCAGAATTGATAATTGCTTGCACCACTTCATCTGGCGTCATATTAGGCACACGAATATCTGCCGCACAACCGCGTCTGTGTTGGCTTGTGTCCTTAGAACCGACCGCAGCGTTGACTTGCTCAGACCTAAAAGCACTGTTCACCATGATTGCTTTACCACCTAGAAGTTTTTTTACTTCTTCTAAAAATAAACTTAGACGTTTCAGATTTGCTAATTCTTGTTCATTAGGCGTGTTGTCGTATTCACGATGATCTGTGAACGTCAATTCTTCAAGGGTAAAGTGCAAAGTTAAATTCATGGTGTAGGGCTTGATTTGTGAAGAAGCTGATCTTTGGCTTGGCTACCAGCAGATGAACCAAAATAGAAAGCAATAATGCCCGTCCATGCCGTACCTAGTGACCCAAGCATTAGCATCAGCGCATCAGATGTTTTAAAGTGTTCGGTCATCAAACCAACCAAAATACCAAAGAATCCAATAGTGACAGCGATAGCCATGATGCCAGGTATCCAAGACTGAGTAGTGGATTGCATCTGTCTGGCAGACTTACGATCATCAACAGCAATCTTTTCAAAGTCCAGACCCATCTCTTGCGCCCTAGCCGCCATAGCCAATTCAGCGGTCTTAATTTGGGCTATCTGGTCAGCGGTTAACTTACCCTCGGCAATGGTCTTATTAACGTCTTTAGGGTCGATTCCGACAGCTTTAGATATTGCATCAACAGCAAGTCCAGCCAATGGACCGCCTAAAGCAGTGGCAATAGTAGGTGCGATTTGTTTAAGCCAATCCATTATTTTTCCTTTGCTTGGTCAATTAACTTTTGTACTTGCTTTTGTTGGTGTTGTGTCTCATGTTTTGCCTCAAGAATGTCCATGTACATCATTCCCATCACTGGCAATATGATGACAAAAACAAAGCACATCACAACTAATCCAACTAAAAACCCCATCGAACTTTCCTGTCCAGAACTATCAGATACGCCATTAGATACAGGTACAGAATAACCACCATAGTCGCTATTAGATACAGAGCCTTGTCTTGCAGTGCGCTTATTATTTGCTTTCGTTGCCATTGTTTAAGCCTTTCACGCTGCTGTTGCTCTGCTTCTGCTTGTTCCTGTTCTTCTTGGATTACCTTTCGCATTTCTATGAAATCTGTATATATTGCACCCAACTCAGGTGGGCTTTGATATATCAGCGTTTCTCTTAACTCAACCTCCATTTGCGCCATTCTTCTTTGCGCTAAAACCCTGTCTAACGCCTGTTGATTTAATGACGCAGTTTTAGGTTTCTTTTCTTCTTCTTTGACAACCTTGGTTAAGGTTTCTTGTGCAGTAAAGAATTTACCCAAGTGACCACTGATGTCTTGGATAACATCAACCACTTCAGCACCCGTGGCTTTGTATTCTTTATAAAGAGCACAACCTTGTTTGATGTATCCAACAGCCGTACTTGCCATTGCAATAAGAGTGATTGGATCAATTTCTTACCCCTTATGTAGCCAGTTGGTTAAATATCCAGCAATGCTAGATATGGCAGACACAACCGCCATACCCATCCAAAACCCGCCTTTAGATTGGTTTGCCAACTCTAATAGCCTGTCCATGCTAGTTTCTAGCTTGTCTATTTTGGCTTCCAAAGATTCAACTTTTTGCCAAAGCACACCATATTTGACGGGATCAATTTCCATGATTAGGTTTTCATGATGTAGGCCAAAGAATAGTACAAAGGCAAGTTTGTACCCGCAGAACTGGTTACAGATGACGTAAAGCCGCCATTACTACCAACTGAATACGATGTGCCTGCACCAACAATAAACCTATCACGCAAATCAGGTGTGCCGTTAGAACCATTACACAGAACATAACCAGATGGAATTGATCCTATTGAGCCTGACCACGCAATGATGCCGCCAGACGGAACAGCAGTAGCAGATGCAATACTTGACGGTATGCCATATAAATTGTCGTAAGTCTGGATCACAGAATTTGATGAATCAGCCAAAACAAATTTGTAAGAATAACTAGAGTTCAACCAGATTTCTTGCGGTGGACGACCATCAGTGCCAAGCTGAATAGGATTGGTATTCAATGATGCCCCTGCGGAGTCCGTATAGGTCGCTAAAGCCGTTGTTGAGCCTGCTTGGTAGGTGTAAATGTAGCCGCCATTTAATGGCAGTCCAGTGGTCGTAAAGAACTGGAATCCGTTACCGATGGGTGAAAGTAGATATGCCATGTTATTTTCCTATGTCAGAAAGTTTGTTTTTTGGTTTTTGAGATTGTAAATATGCGGCAGCCGCAGCAGTAGGTATTTTCCCAGCGCCTACTTGTTGCGGTAATTCCAAAACGCTTCTTATTGGCACATTTTGAACACCTTGAGACAAATATCTTCCAAGTGCAGGATTATTTATAACGGCTTGACCAATTTTTGGCGCAACAACCCCAGCCAATGCACCCTTGCCAGCACTTTCTAAATCGCCTTGATAAAGACCATATCCAATTCCACCAAGAGCAGGCAAAGTAGCTCCTGCCAAAATTCTTGCCGTAGTTCCACTATTAGGCAGTTTTTCTGGCAATACTACCTTTCCAGCGGATGCCAATTTTGCCAATTGCGGATCGTCTTGGTAAAAAGAATATCGTTTTCCTTTTGTTGACAAGGAATTCATCAGCAATGATGGACTAACATTTCCCTCTGGGTCTTTAAGGACAACATCTTCAATCTTTTTCATGTTGCCATATTGTTTATTTGTTTGTTTTAATAAGGCTACATCTGCATCATTTCCAGTTGCTTTAGCGGTACGCGTCAGTCCATCAAGCAATGATTCTTTTAATTCTCTTGCATAAGCAGCAATGTCTGTATCGCCTCCACCAGACAATTTATCAAGCACTTTTTTTATTGCTTGGTATTGCTCACCATGTAAGCCACCACCTTGAGATTCGGCTTTGTTAGTGATATTTGCAATCTGTTTATCAATAGTTGAAAACTGCGTTGGATTTAATACTTGTTCAGCTTCACTACGAATGTCACTTAGATGTTTTTGTAATTGATTGTCAAAATGAATTTGATTACGAGACGCAATATCATCATAAATACTGCCTAAACGATCTTTTGCTCTTTGAATTACATCAGGCGTTATGCTAGACGCATTTTCGCCCATAGTTTTAGCAATTGCTTTGTTGTATGCCTGTTTTTGCACACCGCTTAATTCTTGTTGTGCGCCAGCAGTAATTGGGTTATCTGACAAAGCTGCTTTGACTCGTTCAAGTAATTTTGAACCAGTTGATTGAGCCAAGTCTAAAGGTACACCAGCTTCACGCAATGTCTTAACTGCCGCACTGCCAATATCACCTAATTGAGATTGAATTGGTTGAGCTACACGACCTAAAGCATTGACAATTCCTTGTCCAGCAGTTCCTAATAAAGCCCCTGCGCCAATATTAAATGCTTTATTTTCATCAGGCAATGTTGGTTGTAAAGCACCTTGTACACCGCCAATAGTAGCCGCGGCTTTGTATGTACTAGGATTAATCAATGCTTGACCAGCTTCAAGTGCGCCTGCACCTTTTAATGCACCACCACCTAACAAAGTTTGTCCAATCAAACCAGCACCATATCCAAGTTGACCAGGTGTTGATTCCATCAAATTTTGTGATGCCGCCCTTTCATCAGCAATGGCTTTTTCTGTTTGTGCCGCTGATTGTGCCGCTGTTGGCATACCCATTTCCGCACCAAATCTAGCAAGTGCAGAATCTTTAAATTGTCTTTCAAGAAATTGAGCAGGCAAATCTAACAATTGCTTTGCACCCATACCAGTGTCCACAAAAGATTTACCAACACCTTTTGCAAATTGCCCCATCATTGATGGTTGACTTTGTGCGGCTTGTTGAGGATTAAAATCGGTATATGATCCACGTCCAGCACCTGCACTTGACTGGTCTAAAACAATTTTATTTGGGTCAATTTGTGAACCATCAAAAGTAATTTGAGATGGATTTATTTCTTCCTCAAATTGAATCTGACTAGGATCAATACGCATATTGTTATTAACTTTAGTCAGGTAATTTCTAGTTTCTTCGTAAGGCGCATCTTTACCTTGCGACACATTTTGACCAGCTTTTACGCCACCGTTGTAATGTGCTAATGCGGCTTGAAAACTACCATATTGTTTTTTTAGATCAGAAAGATACTTTGCTGCGCCAGTTGCAGAACTAACTGGATCATTTATATCAACACCATATGCCTTTGCAGTGTCTGGCATAAATTGAAAATCACCACTAGCCCCTTTAGGACTTATGGCTTTCATATTACCCGCACTTTCAACTTTACGCACAGCAGAAAGACTGCCTGGCGGCAAATCATATTGTTGCTCTAAAGATGAATAAAGGTTTTCCATTATTGGTATCCCCACTGTCCATTTTTAAATATAACTTTTCGACCGTTGTACATACCAGTTTGCCCCTCTTTGTACATTTGAGTTTGGGGTTGATTGGTTTGTGCAGGTGCTTTACTTGTTGGCATAGCAGGCGTCAATCCTTGTTGCCTTGACATTCTTTGCCAATCTGCTTGCCATGTGCCAGGGTTATAAATTCCTTTTTCTTTGGCTTGGGCTTGCGCTTCTAATTCTTTTAAAGATACGCCAGCAAGTCTGTCGTAGAAATCTATGAATCGTTTTAGTGTTTTTGGATCGGAATTAATGCCAGGGTTGTTGGCCTCAAAATTCTTAATCTCTGATGCAAATGGTGATCCCTCTGATGCTTGTCTAGCCGCAGACATAATGCTGCCAGCCATAAACTTTTGGAAAGTTTGGGTTGCTGATAAATCACCATTAGCAACCTTGTTAACCAATTCATCAGGTGCGCCAAGAGCTTGTAGTTTTTGCCCCAAAGCCGCGTAGGTTGCCGCACCAGCACCAGCCTTAAATTGTTCTAAAAGTGGCTTCATTTCAGATGAACGTTGCATCCAATCAGTAGCCGCTTGAACACGATTTTGCAATCCCTCGTTGTATTTAGCACCCAATTCAACATCAGCCTTTGGTGGATTGATATTAGGCGCGGCTTGGAATGTTTGTGCTTGATTGGTCGATAAATTGACTGTACCTGGTTGACCAGATGAAAGATTTGTAACTTGTGGCAAGTTTTGTTGTACCAATGTTGGTGCGCCACCCGCAAGTTGCACTCCCCGTTTAAGAAATGCTTGAAATCCTTGGGGATTTGATAATGCTTGTTGTGATAAAGAAATACGTTGCATTTCAATTTCTGCGGGGCTTAATCCACCATCTTGCAATCTAGGCACAACTTCTTTATTAATTACACCAACTAAAGAATTCTGTGCTTTTTTAATTTCATTTGGTGTTGCTTTTGCAGACAAACCACTTGCAGCTACAACATCTGGATGACTAATAATTGAACCGCCAGCTTCTAAAGCTGATTGTCTTACACCACCAGAAAGTTTTAATTGTTCCATTCTGGCTTGAGCCTGATCTTTTAATAATTGTTGTTCAGCAGATGCCGATGAAGATGCGGCTTGGGATATTCTTGGTTGTGCTGTTTGAGAAGCAACATCCGCTTCAGTTGTTGCCCTACCAGCTTCAGCTTTTGCTCTTGTTAATTCTTCTGGTGTTAATTGTTGAAGTCTAGATAACTCGGCTTGCGCCCTTTGCACTTGCAAAGGATTCATTTGTTGTGCTTGCTGATAACCTTGCACAGCATTAGCCATATTGACCATTTCAACCAATGACATTTGCTGTGGCGGTTTTGCTTGCGCGGCTACTGGTGCGTAATCTGCCATCATTGATCTCCTATTGCGTTGTAGGATTTCATAAAATTGCTACCACTTGTAGGTGATGATGATATTGGATTTCTTTGCCCAAGTAACTGAGACAACATATAAGCGTTGCCTGCACCTTGTAAGCCACTGCCAAGCGCATTACCCATTGCGACCTGACCCGCACCCAAAGCAGAACCAACATTAGAAATTGCACCACCTACGCCTTGTGCAGTCTGTCCAGAAAGCTGACCAGTTTGACCAAGTGATGTTTGTCCCAAGCCAGCAATAGAAGCTAGTGAGTTGTAAATGTTGCCACGTTGGGTTTGGTAACGATTAAAAGCGTTTTGATATTCTTGGCTTGCTTGGCCTTGTGTATAGTCTTGCATACCCCTTAAAGCATTACCGCCAATCAAACCACCACCTAAATTGGCGGCACGTTGGTTAGCCATTTGACCTTGTTGCAGTCGAAATGCGTAGCCAGGGTCCATGCCTTGTTGAAAATCTTCTGCGCCATATTGATGGGTCAGATAAGGTTTCATACCTCCAATGTCTGACAAAGCAGAATAACCTTGTTCTCTATATGGTGCTTGTTGTTGATTCTGAATATCAAACATTTGCTTTTGCAAACGCGCGGATTCAAGTGCAGCATTGGCTTGGGTTTGTGCGCCTCTTTCTGCACTTTTACCGCCAAAAATACCACCAAGCAATGAGCCTGCGCCAGAAACTACCGCACCACCAATAGGGCTATTTAATACACCAAGTGCACCTGTAATCCAAGCCATATCAATCCCCTTTAATTAGAACTTGATCCACTTTGTCTGGATCGGTTTCATCTGTTGCGTGTATGCAATACCAAATAACATCGGTCAAGGCTTTTACGCCGTGATACATACCCGCTTTGATTTCAATGCAAGCTGGCGCTTCAATAATTTGGTTTTCACCAGCATTAGCCACAATAACTTTGCCACTTGCAATAATTGACAAGTGAGAATATTCGTGCATATGCTGTACTAGCGTTTCGCCAGCAGGAATATGCGTTTCTTTGGCATATAAACCATCAGAAAAATGATGAATAATCATGGGTTGTAATAAGGCACTTTGTACGGTTTTCCAGCAACCGTAATGTTGATGAATCCAACAGGATTAGCAGGCAATGTCGCGCTTCCCGCTGTCGCTGTTGATGCACTTGACCAATTAAGCAAATTTAAAAACCATTGTTGCCATGCCCTAGACGGTCGATTAGTCGTTTTGTCCAAGAACTCAGCTTGCGGATACGGTTGGGTTTGTGGGTTGTAAAGCATCAGTTGTCACCCGCACTGGCTTTAAGATTAGCTGACACAATCACGGAATTGATTGGATCAGTAATCACAACCTCATAAACACGATCTCTTGCCATACCCAAACGCCTCCAAATTGCACGGTTTTTATATTTGCCAATTTGACCGATTGAGACCCAGTATTCACGCGACCATGTTGAGCCGCCATCGTTAGACCAGCGTAACATTGCCTGTGGATAAGCTGTCGTGTCGCTTGTGTTAATTTTAGAACCACTTCCGATAACAAATATATCGGTTGCGCCAATAATTAAACTTTTTGTTGCTCCTATTATATAAGGATCAATCAAATATGTGGTAGGAAAATTAACAGATAAACCTGTTGTTCCCACACCTGGCTGAAATTGAATCTGCAATTCATCAAAAAACTGCCTTTGCAAATCAGCCACCAAATGCGGTGCTCTGCGTAATCGCCTAATTGTTTGACCGTCATCAGTGTAATTTTCTTTGTCTAATTCGTAGATTTTGCCGTTTGCATAGTCACCACACAGCACCAGACCTTGAAAAACCGCTGAACAATTGCCACGATGCCGACCGTAAACATTATCATTGGTTACATAAAGCCATTTATGCCACATTGTGGTCGTAGCGTCATAAACCCATGTCAGGTTTAACGTAGGGAATGAAATAACATAACATTCATGGCCTTCTAGCTGATAAGTCCAAGACACAGCGTCATCAATGTATTGATTTACAAGGGTATTTTCCACTGCATGAGTAGATATTCTTTTAGGAATATAACCTTCCATTTGCACAATCATGCCCTGACCACGGCTGTTTCTGGATAAATATGCAAAAGAATTACCCAATCTGGACACAGAAAACACAGCAGCAATGCCGTGCTGAGTAGAAGTGCCAGGTATTCTTTGGAATGGAAATGGCGTTGATCCTACATCCACCCATACCTCTGACGATGTTTCGCCTAGAAGATAAATTTCCCTGTGGTCAGCAATCAATGAAACCAAGTTGTCAGGTGATCCGTCTTTAGATGCAAATGACAAACTTGGTGAAATAGGGCTTAATGGATCAGATGCACCATATTGTTGCGTGTTAGGGCGGTTGTAAATAAAATAATTGTCAACAATATCAACGGTATTACCACCGCTAAAAGCACCGTCAGTATTAGGAATTTGCGTAAAATTCAACGCATACATGGATTCAGAGCTAATTTGCTGAGAATTGCTGACCGTATATGTGCCAACACCGCCCGAACCTGTGCCAAATGCCGTAATCATGGTGTTGGCTGAAATGCTTGCGCCTTGAATTGTTTGACCAAGGTACAAAGTGCCAGAACTAACCGCCGTTACATTTAGCGTAGTTGGTGCGTATTTATACGTCAACCCTGTTGGTGTACCCGCAGTGGTGGTAATTGCCGTGCCGCCAGAAGTAGCTGACAACGTGAAAGTGGTTGAGCCATTGGTGGCAATAATGTAATAAGTGGTTGGATTGGTATAACCAGTGATTGAGCCTGTGCCGCCAAATGTGCCGCTAATAGTAAGGGATTGACCGACAGCCAACGCAAACGGCGCAGCAGTGCATGAAAACTGTCCAGCTATGCCTGTAATAGCCACGCCAGTTAAAGTGCCGCCTATGGTTGCTGTAATAATTGCGCCAGCAGAAACGCTAGACATAGATTCACTAAAAACTGTTTGTGAAGTGCTAATTGTGTAATTACCAATGCCGCCAGAACCTGTGCCAAATGCCGTTATAACAGTCTCATTTGCTACACCCAAGCCAAAAATCTGTTGCCCCACCGCTAATGTGCCACTTTGCACAGACGTCACAGTTAGGGTTGTGCTAGACATTGAGCCGTTAAAGGTAGCTGTTGCTGGTGTGGAAATTCTCCATGTATATCGATATGCGCCATCAACGATATAGACATTTATTCCGTTATCAACTATGCCAACTCTGCCAGTTGATGTATTTAAATATCCCACAATGGTAGGGGTAAAATTGGATGTAAGCACATAAACATATGCGCCACAAACCACCACCATTTGAGCACCGCCAGAGACTGTACGCATACCGCGAACTTCTGCGGAATTAAGATTCACTTTTGTTGTCAGTCCAGGCGTAGGGTACAAAGCCACCACACCTCGAGTGCCAGGTTCTTTTAATGGATCAATTTCTGGATAAAAATTAATACATTCCTGCGCATCTTGGTAAATGCTAGGCGCTTCGTAACTTGGTCCAACAAATCCAAAATCTGGCATTTTTTATCCTTATCTAGCGAAACCGCCCGACAAAATCCAACCAGCATCTTTAGCTTTACCAACCAACAGAGAATCAGGATACCTAGAAGTTTGTACAGGTCGCATATTGGTGCGCTTAATCGTAGCCTTGGCCTGTGCCGCAAAGCCTTGAATCATTGCTATTTGCACTTGGCTATTCTTGCCGTACATAGGCATCAACCGTTCAGCCAAACACCATCTAGCTGCCATTGCATAAGCCTGTGGCAAAACAATCGTGTCATTGATTGAGTCGTATCTGCGGAAAATCGTGTCCGCAAACAAGTGCATTTCGCCCTGACTTGGGTTAGGCCAAACAAAAATATTGCCCAATGTCTCA